CATCAATCGCATGAGACTAAGTGCTCGTTGTTGCAAAAAGCAATTGCCAGAGTCACTGCAGAACCTTGGGACTTAGACGAGATCAAGGGGTTGCAGGATAGACTATCTGGTGTTGCAGACCGCAACCACTGGGCTTATGCTTATACGCTTGCTATGGTATACAGAAGAGACTGGGACCCTCCCTGCAAGATAGAGGATGCTTACTACCGTTGGCGATCCAACGGCAAGAAAGTTGAATGTTTCCAACAGGGTGGTGGTAAGGAAAGGGTTGAAGATCCTGATGCTGCTGCAATCGGTTTTATTGAATGGTTTGTTGAACTCTATACTCGTGCAAAGAGTGCACATGTCTTTGTCATAGGGCTGTGCATTGTTGCGTCTCTTATCGTTGGTTCTTTGGTTGGCTACCTCATAGTACGTGCTACGTGGTTTGGGATGGCCAGGGTAAAGAAGCCAGAGGAAGAGTCGGATGCGGACGAGAAAAAGGGTAAAACAAAAGGTCGCGCCCAAGACTCGAGTGATCGCATGCGTAAAGCTACCGCTAAGTTGAAAGACTATGAAGTCTCTGATTTTACGTTGGAGGATTCAGAGCGCGAGTTTTTGCGTTGGCGTGCACATGAGTTGAAGGAGGCGGCTAAGAATGAGCAGAAATTGGAAGATGAAGGTCAGGATGTTGACTTTTATTATCGCGGGTTGTACATGGCCAAGGTAGATTATCTTGACTCCCGTGATGCCAAGATTTATGCCAACTTTGATGAACAAAAGGCGTCAACTAATGCCAGGAATCAATTCTACGCAGATAGACGTGCTATGGCGATTTTCAGAGGAGACAAGTATTCCAGGAAGCGCCACCAGATAACTGTAAAGGGATCTGATGGTTGGAACACTGTCCACGCAGCCCGTACCTCTGATACGACCAAAGCCTATACGCCCTCGAAGAGCTGGGCGGATAGAGAAGATGAGGACCTGGATAGTTTACCTGAATGGGAATCTAAAGCCCCTAAGACACCCCTGGTCAAGGAAGTGCCTGTTGTCGAACCTAAAGTAGAACCAAAGAAGCCCGTCGTCACGTTTGCGCCCACTATCATGGTGGGGGACATCGATATCGGTAGCCCCACTAATGTTACTGCTCTCAATACAAAACGACGTGTACCCGAGGTTTTGCTTCAAAAAGCACAGCACAAAAACTTGGTTAAGGCTGCGCGAGCAGCTGAGTGTTACCTTTGTCAAGGCAAGCATTCCTATTGGAATTGTCAAGTCAAAAACAAATCTAAAGATTGGCGCTTGGCCCCGTTCATCGCTCTGAAGCAAGAGGATTTTGCCGGTACAATAAAATGTCCCGGTGGATTACTCTACCGTAAGAGCGAGTGGTATGTGGATCCTAAACGTCAGTCGCTGGTTGCGAGAAGAGGTCTCAAGACAGAAGCAGCCATCCCGGGGAAGTATTTAATCAACATAGACCAGCTGTCTATGGGTATATTACCACTGTATGAGGATGATGTGCAAGTTGGAACTGGATTTCAGCTATGTTCATACATCGTCACAGCTGCACATGTACTCACAGAACGCACAGAGTTGGAGGGAGGGACCAAACTCGAGCACGCTTACTTTCCCCCAGCCGTGATGGCATTACTTAGGGCAAGAGATATTGCACTCTGCACAAATCCTTTGGTAGAGAAGAACACTCTTGATCTAATTAAAAAGCCACTCGAGCAGGGGAGTGAGGTGTGTGTCGTAGGATTCCTTGATGAAGACCTGAGGATTGGAACTGGGCGAGTAATCGCTAACGGTAACACCTTGATCTATGATGTTTATACTCTCCCGGGTATGTCTGGTTCGCCTGTGATTGAAGTTGCAACTGGCAAGGTTGTCGGTTGGCACACCTGTCGAGGTGACAACGATAAGGTTAACAAGGGGGAATTGTTCTCGGATGATCTCATTTGCCATATAAGGGTTCAGCATTCTCGACCTAAGCTGGCCCAAGGAGTGAGTTCGGGAAACGTGTAGGGGCGGAGAGCAGTAACTCCGCGTGGTGGAAGGGTTTATTGCACCAACGATCGTACCCCCACCCTGATCGACAGTATATCGAGCACATTGGCTTCATTGAGCGTCAGTTTACGGACGCGCCCAACAATTGTCTCGGTAGAGTAGATAAGATCGTTACGGATGAAATGGTGAAGTTAGGGTTACCATATGACCCTGGGTCGCACCATGTCATCCGAGGAGATTTAGAAGGAGTTAGGAAAAGTATAATGAAGTACGACCGTCCTGACTTCAGACCTGACCTTGATCCTTTGATTGTAGAAGAGGCTCTGCGGTCTTTATTTGACATGTTCAAAGTTCATTTCGACACATGCCCGAGAGCGGATGACGAAGAATTGTCTATGAATGGTGATTCGTCTCCGGGAGCTTATTATAAACTCAGGTACGGCTTTAAAAAGACCCGTCAGGTTCTTGATAATGCCGTTGCCATGCAAGAGATGCATGAGTTTGATGAGAACCCGCAGTACCCAACTCTCTGGACTGCGTCCGGAAAAACTGAACTACTGCCCGCACAGAAGATTCTGGATAATGACCCGCGTACATTCATCATTCCTGATAAACGTTTTCACTATCACTGTTTGCGAAATTTGTACCACCAGCATGTTTTATTTTTGAAACTTGCTGAATGTGACAAAAGTTGGTTTACAGCTGGTAGAAGTTTTCAGTATGGTGGGTTTAATCGGATTATGAAGGAATTTTTGGAGTATCTTTTTAAAATTGAAGGTGACGTATCGAAGTGGGATTCTTCCCTGCTTTCGTGGGTCTTCTTCAACGTGATTGTTCCTATACGGTCTGCGCTATTTCGCCCTAACCGTGTTGTAGTAGAGGATGGTGAGTTGCGAGAGGCAACTGTCGCTGAACGAGAGGCACAGCGACTTAAGTTCCGAAATGAGCTTATAGCCATTTATACGGATATGCTTAGAGCGCATATTCTGATGCCGGATGGTGAGATTATTCGTAAGCTACTTGGTATGGCTAGCGGATTTTTTACCACGGCAGATGATAATACGCTTTATCATTTATTCGTTATCTTCTATATCATGGCTTGGAAGAAAGTTCAAGCGCAGATGCGTTTAATGGCGGATGATCACTTTGGTGGAACGAATTCCAAGTTGTTCGCAGCTTTTGAGACTAGACAAGCAGCCTATAAGCTATTTGGACTTACTCTCAAAGAGGCGGCCGACAGGGTTTCGCACACTGTTGAAGGGGCTACATTTTTAGGTTTTACGGCTCGGTGGCACAAGGGCTATGGGATGTTTGTTCCAGTGTACAACATCACAAAGGCCTTGTCATCCTTGGCGAAACCTGATGGCAGAGTAGATAATCTCATTAGATACGTTCGTATATCTGCTATACGCGTTCTTTGCTACTGGACGCCCTATCGCGACCAGTTATACGCTTTAGCTTCTCGTTTTTATTATGATCAGTTCGCAACCATGGAGAA